TCAAGCTCAATAGATCTTCTCGAATACGATGGTGATGTAATGCTAATTTTGGATAGTGCTGCTGGTGGCGGTTCTTCTCCAACATTAGATATTAAGCTAACTGAATCAGATGAAACAGGTGGTACATTTACAGATTTATCTGGTGCTACTTTTACACAGGTAACTGGTTCTGCCTCAATGCAAACACTTGCAATCAATAAAGATTCAAGTAAGCGTTTCATTAGGATTGTACAAACAATCGGTGGATCATCCCCAACATTTACTTTTAGTATCAATTTAATTGGTCTTAAAAAGTACGGCTAAACATATAGCCCTCTAATGAGGGCTTTTTTCTTATGGCATTTACTGAAGACTTAGATACATATTTTGCTGATTTTACAGATACTGTTGTTTATAGTTCTACAAGTTACAAAGGCATATTAGATCAACCAGATGAAATGATTGCTGATGGACTTGTAGTCACAACTGATTATCAATTGACAGCAAAAACAAGTGATTTGGGAACTTTAGTTTTTGATGCAACAGTAGCAGTTAATTCTGTTAACTATAAGGTTCGTAATGTAAAAAAAATTGATGATGGTACTTTATGTATTGTTTTTCTAATGAAGGTATGACATGGCTACAAAACGAGAACAAATTTTAGCTGCAACCAAAACTAACCTTGCTAATACCACAGGAGTTGGTACTAGAATTTATAGATCTAGACCAGAAGCTTTTGCAAAAGCAGAAACTCCAGCTATTGTTCTTGAGCCAATAAGTGATACCCCACAGGATACAAGTAGTTTTAATAACTCAGTAACATGGGAATTTAGGATTCGTATTTCTGTAATTGTTAGAGGCGCAGTACCAGATAATGTAGCTGATCCAACGATTGAGAGCTTACATACGAAAATTCTTACAGATCCAACTGTAGGAGGTCTAGCTATAGACATAAGGCCATCTACAACTTCTTTTGAGGTTTTAGAGGCTGATGAACCAGCAGGGATTGTATCTTGTGAGTTTGATATCGAATATCGAACTTCATATAATAGTTTAACTACATAGTATTGTTGTATTCTCAAGCCTAACAACCCTGATTGATTACTATGAGTAATGAAATCCCAAATGAGGGCGGAACTTACATTCTGAACCCCAAAACTGGCAAGCGAAAGCTAGTTCAACAAACAAAACAAGCAGAAATCCCTACTGAGGTAATTACAGATGGCACAACTGACAAGGAAGAGAGTAATTCTAATTGAAGCGGAAAGCTCCTACGGAAGTGACCCTACTCCGGCGGCCACAGATGTAGTTTTAGTAACTGATCTTAGTATTACACCACAATCAAGTGATGTCGTTAATAGAGATGTTGTAAGACCATTTCTTGGATCATCACAACAGCTATTAGCAAACACCAGAGTTGAGTGTACATTCAGCGTTGAATTTTGCGGAAGCGGCTCGGCTGGAACTGCACCCAGGTACGGAAGTGCGCTTAAGGCGTGTGGGTTGTCGGAGACTGTAGCGTCTGGAACTAGCGTTACCTACGAACCAATCTCAGCTAGTTTCTCATCTGTTACTATCCACTACAACATAGACGGTGTAAGGCATATCGTTACTGGTTGCAGAGGAACAGTTGCATTGTCAGCCGAGGTTGGCGCAATCCCAACCCTCGATTTTACTTTTACCGGAATATACAATGCTCCTACAGACACAGCATTACCTTCAGTTACTTATGGAAACCAAGCCACTCCATTAATATTTAAAAATGGAAATACAACTAGTTTTCAACTTCTAAGTTATGCTGGTGCGCTTCAGAGTTTAAGCTTTGATATTGGTAATTCAATTGTTTACAGAGAGCTTGTTGGAGGAACAAAAGAAGTCCTTTTAACCGATAGAGCAGCTAATGGTTCTGTAACAATAGAAGCACCAACTATTGCACAAAAAGATTACTTTGCTGCTGCTTTAACAGATACTTCTTTAGGCAACATACAAGTTACACACGGCACAACTGCTGGTAACATTTGTAAGTTTTCAAGTACTAAAGTTGATATTGGAGATGTTAGTTACGGAGAAATGGATGGAGTAAATATGTTAGAAATTCCATATACATTAGTTCCAAGTTCAGCTAATGATGAGCTAAGTTTCTTATATACTTAACTTTTGTTTGTATTAGAGCTAGAGTGTAGAAGTATATTTATTTCTACACTTTATGACTTTTGTAAGAAAAAAGAACAAAACATTTAAATGGCCTGTTGTTGTCCGTGAACCTAGTGAAACTGATGCTGGAGTTTATGATCAAAGTGAATTTATAGCTATTTTTAAAAGATTAAAAGTAAGCGAGTATCAAAACGCAGCAGATAATAAATCAGAGTTTGAAATGTTAAAGATGATGCTTGTTGGATGGGAAAATATTAAAGAAGAGAATGGTGAAGATATGCCATTTAATCACCAAAACTTAAAAGATATGATGGAGGATGCTTATTGGTTAAGAGCAGTATCAGAGTCTTATACCAAATCTTTAGTTGATGAAAAAGTAAAAAACTAAAAGAGGCAGTTCTTTATTGGTTAGGTTCTGGTAAAGAAGTTATTGATCAAACTCAAGATGATGCAAAAGCATTTGGTTTAGAACTGCCGAAGGAAAAAAAAGATAAAAAAGATAAAAATTTTGAAGTATACGATGATAATTGGGATGCAGTTATGATCTTTTGTAATATGCAGACACAATGGACTACTTCTTTCGGAGGTTTTGTAGGATTAAGATATGAGGTTCTTTTAATGCAAGGTGGTATGTTTGACCTTTACAATATTACAGATAGGCGTAAAATCTTAGAAGAGCTACAAATTATGGAAGCTGCCGCTTTGAAAGAACTAAACAAGGAAAAGAAATAATATGGCTGCGTCAACATCTAGAATTAATATTGAGTTTTTATCAAAAGGTGATAGTGAGGTTAATAAAGCCTTTAAAAGACTTGGCGGTGAAACTAGACGCTTAAATAGAGATTTTCAAAGTTTATCAAAAAAATCTTTAATACAAGTAAAAAATGAATTTAACAAACTAGGTGCTGGGATGCGTAATAGCATCAATGGTATGCAAGCGCAAAGAAATGCCTTGAGTGGTTTGCGCAATATGGCAGATGTTACTAGTATTGAATTTAAACAGTTAACTGCTGATATTGCGAGACTAGATGCTCAAATGAGGAAAGCTGGGGCTGGTTCATCAAGGTTTGGGGGGAGACTTGGAGGTATCGCTAAAGGAGTTGGTGCTGTTGCTGCTGGTGGTATTTTTGGAGGCCCAGAAGGGGCTGTTGGTGCTGGAATTGGTTTAGCAGTTGGCGGCCCTGCTGGTGGTGCTGTTGGTGCTGCTATAGGTGCGCAAGTTGGTATGGTTAGGCAACAGATAGGTGAAATAGCAGAATTTTCTGCGGCTTTAAGCTTACAAAGAAAAGCATTAGGACTTGTTATTGGAGATACTCAAAAATTTGCAAAATCTCAAGATTTTTTGTTAAAAACATCTAGAAAGTTAGCTATACCCCAAAGTGTTATAACTAGACAATTTACTGCATTGACTGCATCTGTTGTTGGTGCTGGACAATCCGTTGAAGATGCAGAGAAAGTATTTAAAGCGATTGCTGCTGGTATTAGAGGTACTGGTGGAAACTTAGAAGACATGAAAGCGGCTATGCGAGCGACTAGCCAGGTGTTCTCAAAAGGCAAGGTAAGCGCCGAAGAATTAAGACAACAGCTCGGCGAGCGTTTGCCTGGCGCATTTACTTTGTTTGCTGATTCTATGGATAAAACTCCAGCAGAATTAGATAAAGCACTTGAACAAGGAAAAGTTACTTTAGATGACTTTATGAAGTTTGCAGAAAAACTTTTTTCAACTTATGGAGTAAATGCAGAAATATTAGCAGCAGGGCCAGAAGCTGCTGGTGATAGATTAAGGACAGCATTAGAAGAATTAAATGATGATTTAGGTGCATTATTAAGACCAATAGGAGCGCAATTCCAGAAACTTTCAGAAGATATAGTTAAAGATTTTGGAAATATTGTAAAAGCTATTAGAAAGATGGTTGATGACGTTGCAATTGAACGAAAATTAATTGCTCAATTATCTCTAACAAAAAATGAAAGGCAAAATATAAATATAGATGCAAAAAATCTTGCTGTTAAACAAATCCAAGGAACTGTAATAACAAAAGATTTCATAGATAAAGTTGTAGAAGAGACTTTAAAAAATCCATTAAAAAATGCTTTTGGAGGTTTTGGTGTAAAAAATTTAGAAAAAAAATTAACAAAACAATTGGGTAAAACACTTGAAGAGGTTGCTAGTACAACAGATTTTGATATTTTAAAATTATTTGAGCAAGCTACAGGAGATAATTTATTTAAAATAACAAAAGAACAAAGAATAAAAATATTAGAAAATATGTTGAATTTTAATACAGATAATTCTTTTAGTTCTTTCAGACTTTCAGGTGAGGGGAGCGGTATTGCCGGTGGTGAAGGTGGAGATACAACAAGTGATAATAATTTAAACAATATACAAAAAGGAGCAAAAGCATATTTTGATACCATTAAAGATTTTGGTAAACAAACCCAAGATGCAGTAGCTGGTGCATTTAAAGGTATGGAAGATGCATTAGTAAAATTTGTTCTTACAGGAAAATTAAACTTTAGTGATCTTGCAAGATCAATAATTTCTGATTTGACAAGAATAACAGTAAGAGCAGCATTGCTTAATATATTAAGTCCATTTCCATTCTTCAATAAGGTCACAGGTGTAAACGCCAAAGGTAACGTATACGATGCTGGCAACAAGATTTCTAAGTTTGCTTATGGGGGCATAGTTTCAAATCCCACCATATTTCCCATGCAAGACGGAGCAGGGCTTATGGGAGAAGCTGGTCCGGAAGCAATCATGCCGCTAAAGCGTGGTAGAGACGGCAAACTTGGAGTGCAAAGTTCTGGAGGAGTTGGTAATATTGTGGTAAATGTAGATGCTTCTGGGTCTTCTGTCGAAGGAAATTCAGAACAATCAGCAGAACTTGGAAAGATGTTAGGTGCTGTTGTACAAGCAGAACTTATTAAACAAAAACGACCAGGAGGGTTATTAGGTTAATGGCAGAAACATTCCCATCAATAGAACCTGTATATGGGGTAAGTAAAACTGTACAACCCTTTGTTACTCGTACAAGATTTCAAGATGGTTATGAGCAAATTATAAAGTTTGGATTAAATATAAATCCTAAAGTTTTTAACCTTTCTTTTGAAAATATAACAGAAGCAGAAAGTGACACAATAGAAACCTTTCTTGATGCTCGAATTGCAGATGGAGATTATTTTAATTGGCAAGCACCTGATGAAGCATCTACTTCTAAATATCGTGCATTGAATAGAAAAAAAACCATACCATACCCAAACCTTGCAACAATTACAGTTACGTTTACAGAAGTATTTGAACCCTAATGGCAATACCTGTAGCAGAACTACAAAAATCTAATCCGAGTAATATAATTGAACTTTTTCAATTAGAATTAATTACTGCTATTCATGGTTCAAATACAAAATACTACTGGCATAATGGTGTAAGCGAAAATGAAAATTTAGATATTGTTTTTGATAGTATTCAATATATAAAGATGCCTATAGATGCGTTTGGATTTGAATTTACATCAAAACAACTTCCAAGACCTAAATTACAAATATCTAATATTTTGGGAACATTTACTACTTTAATGTTGACATTGCCTCAAGGGTTAGAAGGTGCAAAAGTAACAAGACTTAGAACACTTGAAAGATATATTGATAATACAAATTTTGATCCAGGGCATTTTTTACTGGAAGATGGAATAGATAATGTGATGTTACAAGAAGATGATTCGGTAATAAAATTAGAAGAAATTGAAAATCCACATGGCACACCAGATGCAAGTGCTCTTTTTCCTAAAGAAATTTATTATATTGACAGAAAAACTATTGAAAATAGACAGGTTGTTGAATTTGAACTAAGTGCTAATTTTGATCTTGATGGTGTACGTCTACCAAAACGTCAAGTCTTACCAGAAGATTTCCCTGGCGTTGGATCGTTTTTCTCATAATGTGGAAAGATAAAGCACTAGAACACGCAATAAAAGAAGACCCAAGAGAATCTTGTGGTCTTTTAGTTGTCATTAAAGGTAAAGAAAAGTATATTTCTTGCAATAATTTAGCTGTAAATCCTGAAGATCAATTTATTTTAGATCCTAATGATTGGGCAAATGCTGAAGATAAAGGAGAAATAACTGCTGTTGTTCATAGTCATCCTGTTACAAGTCCACAACCTAGTGAAGCAGATAAAGTTGCTTGTGAAAAATCTGGTATTAAGTGGTGGATAATCCAACCTAATTTAAAAGAATGGGGTTATTGCGAGCCTTGTGGTTATAAAGCTCCTTTGATTGGTAGGCAATGGGTCTGGGGTGTGACTGATTGTTGGAGTTTATGTAGAGATTGGTATAAAGAAGAATTAGGTATAGAGTTAATAGATTGGATCAGACCGAATAATCCAGAAAATTTTATAAAAAATCCAATGTTTGCAAATTGTTTTGCAAAAACAGGATTTAGAGAGTTAACACAGGAAGAAGATTTAGAAAAAGGAGATTTATTATTAATGTCAATTAGTAGTAGCGGATTAAACCATATTGGTGTTTACTTAGGAGAACAAACCGTTTTACATCATTTGCAAAATAGATTATCAAGTCGTGATTTATTAGATGAATGGTTGCTAAAATGTACAGGTAAGAGGATTCGTTATGCTGCGTAAAATTAAGCTATACGGAGAACTAGCAAAGTTTCTAGGTCAAAAGACTTTTGAAGCTGAAGTTAAGAGTGCTGCACAGGCGATGAGATTTTTAGTTGTTAATTTTCCACAGTTAGAAAAACATATGGCAGATAGATATTACAAGGTAGCTGTTGGTAATTGGGAGTTAACAGAAGAGGAATTAACCTATCCAAATGGTCAGGAAGAAATAAAAATTGTTCCTATTGTTGGAGGAGAAGGAGGTAGAGGCTTTGGAAGGTTTTTACTAGGAGCAGTAATGATAGGTGTTGGTGTAGCATCTGGAGGAGCTACTTTGGGTGCTGGTGGTTTTACAGGTGTCGGATTTTTAGGAGGTACAACAGCAGTAATTGGAAACTTAGGTATAGCTTTAGCTTTAGGGGGTTTAGCTCAGATGCTTACTCCTGTAGAAACAATTCCAGAAAGAGAACAAGATCCTCGTTTGTCTTTTAATTTTAGTGGCATACAAAATACTTCACGGGCTGGTGTTGCTGTTCCTTTGATATATGGAACTACATTGACAGGTTCTACTGTAATATCAGCCGATGTTGAAAATGAGCAGGTAGAAGTATGAATGTTATTGGTTCGGGTGGTGGTGGTGGAAAAGGTGGTGGAGGAGGTAATAAAACTCCACATGAAGCTAAAGATAATTTAGATTCTAAAAGTTTTGCTAGAGTTCTTGATTTAATAGGAGAAGGTGAGATTGGTGGATTAGTAGATGGTGCAAAGTCGATATTTTTTAATAACACTCCTCTTCAAGCTGATGATGGAACTTTTAATTTTAAAGACGTTAGTTTTGAAGTAAGAACTGGAACATCTAATCAAACAGTAATTCCAATTACTAGAAATGTTGCAAGGACTAAACCTACTGGTTTTTCTACTGTTGCACAAGCAACTCCAAAAGTAGTTCAAATAGTAGATGATACCGTTGATGCTGTTTCTGTTCAGATAACTGTTCCTGCACTTCAAAGATTTACAGATGAAGGAGATATTTTTGGTACAAGTATCGAATTAAAAATAGAAATTCGATATAGTGGAGGATCATATTCAACAGTTGTACACGGAAATGATGGGACAATATCTGGTAGAACACCTGATACTTACATTCGTGACTATTTAATTAATTTAAACGGTGCTTTTCCAGTAGATATTAGGGTGACAAGAATTACTGGTGATAGTGGTTCTAGTAAATTATCTAATGAATTTCAATGGAATAACTATGTAGAAATTAAATATGATCAGCGAACATATCCTAATAGTGCATTAGTTGGTTTAAAAGTAGATGCTGAACAATTTAATGCGATACCTACAAGAAAATATTTAGTAAAAGGCACAAAAGTAAAAATTCCACATAATGCAACAGTAAGAGCAGATGGTAGCTTGGCATACTCTGGAACGTTTAATGGAACACTCGGTGCTGCTCAATATACAAATGATCCTGCTTGGTGTTTATATGATCTTCTAACGTCTTCTAGGTACGGATTAGGTGCTCATATTGAAGAAGAGGATTTAGATAAGTTTAGTTTTTATGCTGCATCAGTTTATTGTTCTGCTCAAATAGATGACGGAAAAGGACAAGGTACAACAGAACCTAGATTTAGTTGTAATGTCGGTATTTATAATCAGCAGGAAGCCTATAACGTCATCAATCAAATGTGCTCTGTATTTAGAGCAATGCCATATTATGAAGCAGGTAGTTTAACTCTTACACAAGACGCTCCAAAAGATCCTAGTTATTTATTTACCCTTGCAAATGTACTAGAACCAGGGTTTACATATTCAAATGCAAGTCAAAAAACTAGACCAACTGTAGTAGTCGTTAAATATTTAGACTTAGATTTAAGAGATATTAATTACGAAGAAGAAATTGACACAGCTAACCAAGCTAGATATGGTTCGGTAATTAAAAATATTAATGCGTTTGCCTGTACATCAAGAGGTCAAGCAAAAAGATTAGCAAAATGGTTGCTTTATATGAGTAACGTAGAACGTGAAGGAGTTACATTTTCTGCATCTATTGAAGCTGGTGTAGTTGTTAGGCCAGGACAAATTATTGAAATAGCTGATCCTGTTAAAAGTGGAGAACGTAGAGGAGGAAAGATTACAGCAGCAACTACAAGTACTGTAACTGTAGATGATATTACTGGGGTAAGCACTGGAAATGGAGCTACTTTATCTGTTATTTTGCCTGACGGTACGTTAACAACTAAAACAATATCTCTTGTTAATACAACTACCAAAGTAATTACTCTAGGTCAGAATTTTTCAACTGCTCCTAATGCTGAAAGTATATGGATATTTCAAAATAATGAAATTTTAACTTCTACTTGGAGAGTATTAGAAGTTATTGAACAAGATAGGACTACTTATTCTATAACTGCAAGTGAATATAATTCTAGTAAATATAATCATATTGAAAATGGTGTAACTTTAGTAGAAAGAGATATTACAAATTTAGATGTTCCTCCACCACCTCCTCAAGATGTCACAGCAGAAGAAGTTATTTATGAAAATACAGGTATTGCAAGAGTAAAAATTATTGTTAGTTGGAGAACAGATTTTGAAGTTACAAAACCTAATGGAGAAATAATTCGTAAGGCTTTTGATAATGTATATGTACGTTGGAGATTAGAAGATGGAAATTATACTTCGATAACTGTAGAAGGTTCTAAAAGTTATGAGATATTAGATACTATTTCTGGTAATTATGAAATTGAAGTATTTGGTGTTAGTGCGTCAGGTTTAAGATCTTCAACTGGAACAAGGCCTCAGAGTCCTTTCTTTATAGCTGCTGGTAAAACTGCTGTACCTAGTAATGTAAGTGGTGTTAGTTTATTACCAATAGATGAATCTAGTGCAATTTTAAGCTGGAATCGTGCCACAGAACTTGATGTTTTATTAGGAGGAAAAACTCTTATAAGACATTCTTCGTTAACAAGTGCTGCAAAATGGCAAGATGCACAAGAAAT